CGTCACTACGAACCAAGGAGTCGTTGCCATTGAAAAGTTGAATCCGGATATTCATACCATTCGCGGAAAAAAGATTGTGGCCATTACGCAAACAAGACCTCTTCATAAATACATAATTTCCATTGAAAAGGATGCGCTAGGAAAGAATGTGCCATCTGCTCCAATACAAATCAGCAAGGAACACAAGGTATTTTACAAGGGAGAAATGGTCAAGGCAAATGATCTAGTGGAAGTGTGCGAAGGCGTGACAAGAATCCCGTATAGTGGAGAAACATTATATAACGTATTAATGGAAAAGCACGATAAGATGATGATAAACAATGTAATATGCGAAACATTGGATCCTAAGAATATCATGGCGAAGATATGTGGTGGTAAATACAATCGTCTTGAACAAGACAATATATGTAAGGAATTGACTGATATAATAAAATCAGACAATATCCCAGCTTATAAAAAGTTGTATGCTTCTTTGAAGTAAATATAAGATAATATAATATATATTATATGAAGTGTATACAAATACAAATACAAATACACTTATACACGCAAATTAAACAAAATAAAAATACTCTCATTCAGTATTTTTATTTAATGGTTTCATAAAATCACTTATTCTTCTCAACAAATGACACCATTTCGTCAATAGGGCATGTGTTATAGTTTCCTTTAAAACCGGCTAATTTAATAAATTTCGGCTTTGTCATACGATGCGTCTTGTAAAATATATAATGCCCAAATTTACCATTGCGAATACTAATATCACCATTAATCATTCGCACTACTGCTGTATTTAACGACACCGTATTTTCTATGAGTGGAATAATATCCTCTTCTAGTGTAAGATCGCCAATATCTTTTGTTATTCCATTCAATGTCTTCTTATTTTCGCCCCATGTAATATAATTACCAAATTTTCCAGATTTTACAAATACATCCTCACCCTTGTATTTACCGATGCTTTTACTGGAAGCAGTCTTGGATTCCACTATATCTTCCAATTTATATTGATTATTTTTCAACTTATCAATATCAATATCCTTCTTTACATTTAAGAAGGAGGCACTATCGCCAGTACCACATTTAATTACCGGACCATATTTACCAATCATATAAACATGTTGTTCATCAATCTTAATAACTTGTTTATCTTCATCTCCTAATTCCTTCGAGCATTCATTAATATCGGCTAAACAATCTCTACATATATGATGCCAAACTTTATTTCCCTTGGCGATATTGTCCAAATCCATCTCCATATTTTTCGTGTATTCATAATTAAATAATTTTTCAAAATGTTGTATTAGAAATTCCAATACTAACACACCAAGAGGCTGAATGACCAATTTATTTTTTTCGTTACCAAATTCGCGTTCATCTTCAATTTCAGCCAATTCATCTTTTACTAATTCATAATCAGTACATTTGATTTTTTTCCCCTTGACATCATCCTTTTTAACATAGCCGCGCTCTTGAATTTTTTCGATCAAACTTGAAAATGTCGACGGCCTACCAATACCATTTTCTTCCAGCAACTGAACGAGTTTGGCCTCTGTATAATGCGACTTTAAATCCTTAACACTTACTTTGGCGGTAATTTTATTATAACTTACGACAGCATTATTTTTAATTGTTTGGAGAAACTGAAATTCTGGATTTTCCTTATCATATCCTCTCACTATCTTCCAACCCGGAAAATTTACCAATTCCGTGCTATATTTATACTCTTTCTCCATTGGAGCCGTAATTGCCGCACTAATAGATTGATACAATGCCGGACTCATACAACTTTCTACTGTAACCGACCAAATTAAATTATACATTCGACGCTCTTTTGAAGAAAATGTCTCGCCAATCGTTTCACATGTTACATCAGTTGGGCGAATCGCTTCGTGTGCCTCTTGCGCGCTAGTTTCTTTTTCATCAGTCTTCTTCGACTTCGACTTTTTTTTCGGCTTTTCTACACTGCGCTCACTTAAACGCGTGACCTCCTCATGTACATATTTATCGCCGTATTTATCTTTAATAAAATCACTGGCTTTTTCAATAAATTCCAAACTATATGTTGCGCTATCCGTTCTCATATAGGTAATAAATCCGGATTCATATAATTTTTGACAAATAGACATGGTTTCTTTTGGTGAAATATTCAATTCACTAGATGCCTTTTGTTGTAATAAACTAGTCGTAAAAGGCGTAGGTGGATTTTTTGTAGTTTGTTTTGGAGTCGAGCAAGAATATACATGTTTATGTTCAACGGATGCTTCTAAGAATTGTTCCATTGTATTGGTAGTCGTATTAAATCCAATAATTTCGAAACTATGATTGAGTGAAAACCCCAAGTTCATTTGGCTGAAATATCCGGTTGTATTATACACCTTTTTTCCGGGAGATTCATCAATCTCTTTTTGATTGTCATAAACCAGTCGTAAGGCCGGCGTTTGACATCTACCCGCTGAAAGTCCGGTTTTAGAATTGCGTGAAATATGCGTCCACAACATAGGACTAATTTTATATCCAACAATTACATCCAATATTTGTCTAGCTTGTTGGGCATATATAACATCCATATTTAAACGGGTCGGATTTTGAACGGCCTTTGTAATAGCGTCCTTGGTGATTTCGTGGAAAATAATTCGCTTCGTAGTAAGTGGTAAACGGAATACTTGACAAATATGCCACCCGATAGCTTCTCCTTCGCGATCATCGTCTGACGCCAGTAATACTTCCTTTGCGCTTTTAATCATTGTGCGAATTTTATTGATTTGTTGCGCTTTAGATTCCATTGGCTGAAATGTTGGTTTGAAATCATTTTCAACATCTATATTTTTCATACCCGGTAGCTCTTGAATATGGCCAAAACTAGCTATACATTTATAGCCGGAACCGAGATAGGATTCTATTTTTTGACATTTTGCTGGGGATTCTACAATTAATAAGGTGTAGGACATACTATATAACTAATAAAAATATGTTTATATAGTATCAATTTTAAATATCATCTGTGTAAAATAAGATCTTAACATAACATCGTAACATCGTAGCATAAGATCGTACCATAATAACATAATATAATTACATTCAATCTAGTTTTTTCTTAAAATCACGCCATGAAATATTTTCAACGGGTCTCGCTTTTTCAGTACCAGCATCAGTACTAGCATCACCGTTTAATTTTTCGGCCTTTCTTAGAGCACTATCGATATATATTTCTTTTAACAATTTACCAACTTCAAAAGAACCCTCATGTTGGTCAAGTGCGCCTTCCTCAATCGCATGTAATAAGTTTAATAGACGCAATAAAATTTTCAAATCGATTTCGTCCTTCTTTACCTTGTTAAAAATGTCAGTATAACTGTTGAATAAAAATTGGCAACGACTCACACAAATTGAATCAAATTGGTCCGGGTTAGTTTTAGCCATAGAAGAATGCTCTTTCTTTAATTTTAATAATAATTCAACATCTTCTAGGATTTTTGTGCTATGTTTTAAATTGCGTATCAAATGAGTAGTATTTTCAGTATCATTCGCTTGAATCATTTTCTGTAAGTTTAATCTCTCTGAATCGTTCATTTTATTATGTATAGAATTAATTAATTCGTTTTAAACTTTTTCTACAATAAATATATAAATACAGAATGTCTTCTTCTAATTCAGCATCATCATCGTCTAAATCTGGCGGTACCGGTGTTATACCAGTTCAAACTGCTCCCATGGATGGGACATCACCCAGAGACGCTGCTATAAATTATAGAAATCAACAAATAGCTAGTCAATCTCAAATGAACAAACAGTATAGTGGCGGTAAAAAACGAAAGTACAGAGGAGGAGGCGTTTCAGTACCACAATTTAGTATTCCTGGTCCACAAGTAAGTTCTAGTGCACAAAGTCCTAATGGTGCGAGCGTCAGTACAAATACCACTCTAACACAAGGGGGCGCAAATGCCGCATGTGATAAATGTATTGGTGCCGCGTCAAGCAGTGCTATATGCCAAGGACCACAATGTAACCCAAATGCTACTATGAAAGGTGGTTGTGGTACTTGTGGTGGCCCAAGTTCGACCTTTTTATCTGGTGGAAAGAAATCTAAGAATTCGAAAACATCTAAGAAGTCCAAGAAATCCAAGAAATCCAAGAAATCCAAGAAGTCCAAGAAGTCCAAGAAATCCAAGAAATCCAAGAAGTCCAAAAAATAAATATTTTTTTCTACAAATAAAATAACAATATAAAGTAGTATGAAGTCGTCCGATATTACTTTATCTATATTCATAATATTGGTATTTATAGGATTATATTTTTACAATATTTTAGCAGTCGGAATAAAAAGAATTCAAGATAATTGGACCGAGTATAGATGTAACCCAATGATTATGCCATTCGCTGGTACATTTGGTCATAATGTAATGTCGAATTTTACACATTGTATACAAAATACACAAATGGATTTCATGGGTTATTTACTACAACCACTTAATTATTTGATGTCAGTCATGAATAAAACAATAGGCGGATTAATGGAATCAATTCAAGATATTAGATCATTTATAAATGTATTTAGAAATATGGTATTATCTATCGTTCAAAGTATATTTGGCGTTTTTATCAATATATTAACACAGTTCCAATTCATTATGATTAAAATGAAAGATATGTTAGGGAAAATAGTCGGTGTAATGGCGACGATGATGTACATTTTACAAGGAACAGTCATGACAATGCAATCATCTTGGAATGGTCCACCTGGTCAGATGGTTAGAATGATGTCTAAATTGAAAATATAAACCTTCAAGGGTGTAAAATTAAACAATATTGATGCGCATATAATAAATAAAATAATTATATTTATTATACAAATAAAATATATATGGATGCTAAAAATGATAATGTATTTTCGGTTATAAACAAAATATATAGTAAAACTGGATTTCTTGATAAGTATGGTGGCTCGCTGTGGACAGCGGCCATATTATGTATAGTATTCTTTATAGCAATATCCTATTATCAAATATACAATAATATCCAACCTCTAAAAGCAGACTGGATAAACCAACGATGTAAACCAAGTGTTATGCCATTTGCCGGTTTAATCAATCCACCGGATCCAAAAAAAATGAGCGCTTTCGAATTTACTGCCCAAAATTTTACTGGATGTATACAAAGTATTTTAGCTGATATTATTGGAATCGTCTTGTCACCATTTTATTATTTAATAAATTCGTTCACAGCAATATTAGATGGATTACAAGAATCGGTTCAAGCAATAAGGCAAGTACTATCCAGAATTAGAAACGCTGTTACATCCGTATCACAAGAAGTGATGGGGAAAATATTAAATGTATTGATTCCAATTCAATATATAGTTATTAAGATGAAGGATATAATGAATAAAACTCAAGGTGTCATGTCGACTAGCATATACATGTTAATGGGAATATATCAAACATTGATAGCTAGTTTTGGAGCAATTATACAAATAGTATCAACTATATTAATATCATTAGCAGCTGTTATGTTAATTCTATATTTTATTCCATTTGGATTCGGAATTCCGTTCGCTATACCACTACTGATCATTTTTATTATGACTCTTGTACCGGGTATAATGATTTATATTATCCAAGTAATGGTATTGAAACAGTGGGTAAATCCACTACCCGGGTTACCAAGTTGCTTTTTAGGAGATACACCAGTCAAATTACAATCCGGAGAAGAGATAAAGATAAAAGATGCGACAGTTGGTATGGTCCTAGAAAATAATAATACTATAACGGCTACAATGAAGTTAGCGTTTATAAATGAGACTGTTTATAATTTGAATAATGTATACTGTACTGGAGAACATAAGGTTAAATACAATGGTACTTGGATAAAAGTAAAAGACCATCCACATAGTGTAAAAACGGACGCATATAGTGACTATTTGTATTGCGTCAATACGAGTTCGAAGATATTACATATTTGTGGTGAAACATTCAGCGATTGGGATGAATTAGACAATAGTAAAATCTACGAATTAAAGAATAATTGTAGCAAATATTTGCCGAAGAATTTTGATTTATACGATATTCATAAGTATTTAGATGGTGGATTCGTGGGAAACACAAAAATAGAATTACAAGATGGTCATAATGTAAATATTCATGATATAGAAGTGAACAATATATTGCGTTTCGGAGAAAGAGTGACTGGTATTGTAAAAATCAAGGCCGATGATTTAGAAATAAAACAGATTCATTTAGAAAATAAAATTATTGTAAATGGCGGACCAAATTTACAAATATGTGATTCTGATTTAGGAAGGATAGGAACATTAGGTATGTATGGAGAGAAAATAAATGAAAAATACATATATCATTTAATAACGGATAAAAGAACCTTTTGTGTAAATGGCGTAAAATATTATGATTATAATGGATGCATCGATAGACATCTCGATTTAGAAAAATATAGATTATTAAAGGCATTCATATAATTTTTATATCTACAAAATATATATAATATGGAGTTAAAGATATTTGGTTACCAACTTCGTGTAGAACTCATTATAATTGGTTTAATTGTCTGGGCTTTATTAAGCGGCCATCTATTATGCTCGTGCAGCAAGATCAGTGCCCAAGAAGGTATGGCTGTTATGGGTGCGGCATTAGATTGGACAATGGGAAGTGATATTTCCAGCAGCTGGACTACCCGTGCGGATGCATACGCCAAAAGCATGGGATACAGCACTACTCAGTCGAAGTGGTCTCAATACAAGGGAACCCCAGTCCCCTTACCCGAGGGTGAAATGTATATGTTCGCCGACAATGAATTCAAGCCTGAATGCTGCCCTTCCACCTATTCTTCCAGCACTGGATGCGCATGTATCACACAAGAGCAAGTAAACTATATTAACCAACGCGGTGGAAATCGTACGATGGCACCCGCTGAGTTTTAAGTATTTTTACCCATGTGAAAATTAAACCGTTTTACTCATGCGAAAATTAAACATTTGAATTTATAATTATGAAATAAAAACATACCAAGCTATGTTTTTATTTTTAGAGAAACGGTAAACCTAACATCCAGTGTCAGATGTATTATCTCCAGTTTTCTGTTCGTATGATGTAATGTATTTAATACACATATGATTGGACAACTGACAGCAATTTTCTTGACATACTACATGACACGTTACATTATACTTAGTTTGTATATGTGATAATATAGGAACATAGTTGTTATATCCATTTATAAAATATACATTTGATAAGTTCAATGGCTTATCAACATCGTCATTGTGTATAATTTTATTATCAGTCGTAGCATAAAAATTAGCTAATGAGATAAAATGATTCGAATTATTACTGTCACATACAATTTTATTATCAATCTTAAGGCAATAACCGCGTAATGGAACGGTATATTTATCATCCGTTATTTTATACACAAATGGGCAAATGTTCTTAAGATTATACATTTCAATTTGAACGAGTCTAGAAATAAGATGCTTTCCAGTTACCATTATACACTTAAATAATATAAATATAAATAAAAAAGAGTTTTTATATTATTATTTTAAATGTTTATAAAGTTAATGCTAATGTTTATAATTTAATGCTACTGTTTTACACATATAAGCCATATGCTGTAGTAGACTTTTCGTCTTTCTTAATCAACTTCTTTACGATATCAGAAGTCACTGTATATGGGAACTCAACCTTGAGAGTCATCTCTTGCTCAAACAACTTGGAATCTGGCTTCATCAATCTGTAAAGATTAAGCTTGGTATAAATAATTTCCAAACTTCTCTTTAGATTTCTAACACCTTTTTCACCTTCGGTGTAGTTTTCCACAATATAATCAATCGTATCGTCTGGAATGATAATATCTTCACTCTTGAAATTTACTTGTTCAATAATCTTAGGAATCAAGTAATTCTTCGAAATGGTACGCTTGTCCTTCTTCTCATATCCGGCAGTTTGAATCTTATACATTCTATCCAACAGAATTGGGTTCACTCGTGATTCATCATTATAACTAAAGATAAACAAACACTTGCTTAAATCGAAATCAATCTCCGCAAAATACTTGTCATGAAACTGACTGTTTTGTGTGGTATCCGTAAGATGTGTTAGGATACCCGCAATCTCTTCACCCTTTGGTGTGTCGCTGATTTTATCCAACTCGTCAAAGTAAATGACTGGATTCATTGACTTGGTTTTTACCAAGATGTCTACAATCTTGCCCCAAGTGCTACCTTCGTATGTATAGCCATGACCTTCTAGAAAACTGCTATCTGTCGCACCACCGAGCGCAATAAACGCAAACTCGCGGTTGAGGATCTTACTAATACCTTCCTTAACTAGAGTAGTCTTACCAGTTCCCATAGGTCCCTTAATGGCAATAGCTGTACCAACCGCATTTGGATTGCTAATCCATTGACCAATCATTTGCATGATTTGAATTTTGGCATCATTTAAACCGTAAACTGCTTGGTCCAATACATCTTTTGACTTTGCCATATAGTAATGACATGCTTCAATTCCGTTCGACATTGTAAGAGGTAAACTTCTATAACGATTGAACGGAATCTGCATAAATGTGTCGACCCAATTCTTTATCTTATAGTATTCGCCATTACCTGGGTCCATTGATCTAAGAGATGAAATCTTGTTAAGAGCAATCGACTTTAGATGGACTGGAATATCGGATTCTAAAAGAGTTAGGCGATATGGCTTTTGAACGATGTTAACCTTGTTAATCTCTTCTACTTCGCGAATTACTTTTTGTTGTTCTTCAATAGTCAACTTCTCCTTGAAGAATTTATAATCATTCATCAAACTCTTCTTGTTGACCAAGTTCTTGAATTTTTTAACATTTCGCGTCTTTTGAGACTTCATTTTCTTTTCGTGTTGTTTCTTTAGTTTCTTTTCCTTTGTTTCGAGATCTTTTAATCCATCCAACGCAATCTTGTTGGTCTTGTCTTTTTCTAGAATATCCGCAAATGTCTTTCGAATAGCATCGATTGTTTCTTGCTGTTTAGTCATATCCTCTTCCAATTTCGCATTTTTCTTGTTAGTTTCCACATCCTCGTCATCTTCATCCTCATCTTCGTCTTCATCCGCATCCTCATCCTCGTCTTCATCCTCATCCTCGTCTTCATCATCATACTCATCTTCGTCTTCATAATCAGAATCATCTTCGTCTTCATCCTCGTCGCGCATAGGATCACCAATGGTAAAGATAATGTTAAATCCTCTCTTTCCACGACGAGTTACTTCGACTTCACCATCTTCATCTTCCTCTTCATCATCATCATCATCTTCATCAACCGTTTCATACTCGCTCTCTTCCTCTTCCTCCTCTTCATCTTCAATGACTTCTACACGCGAAGATTTGTGATTAGATTTAGCAGTCTTTTTCTTTTCGGTTTTTGTATTCTTCTTAGCAACAGCAGCGGTTTTTGTCTTCTTTTTAGTATTAGTATTTTCAACTTCCTCCTCCTCAGCCTCTTCCTCAGCCTCTTCCTCAGCCTCCTCCTCATGTTCAATAGTTCTCTTCAATTTTTCACCACTAATGATTTTATTCTTCAGATTCTTAGAAGGGAATATTTTTTGTAGAAATTTTCTATACTCG